GGTAATACCGTCTGCGCCTGATTTATAACCCATTTTTTACTCCTGTTTAAATAAATTTCCTTTGGCCAGGTTGTCGGCTTCAGGGATTATTTGTAAATTACTCGGTACATGCAGCCCAGATACCGTTTTACCTTGTAATGGAATTATATGGTCAACATGATGTTTTTGCGAACCATATTTATTCAACATTGCACACACTGAATATTTACACTCTATTGCTAATAAGTCAAATTCAGAGAGCCATTTTGGGGTTCTTTGCATCCTAGCGGCCCTACGTCTTGCATCAATAACCATCATTTTGGCGGGATTAGCTTTCTTCCATTGTTTATTTCTGGCCGCTATAACTTTTTTATTTTTTAAATATTTATTAGCATCTGCTTTTTTAGAGTGTTTTTTAACTTTTTCAGGATTATTTAACCCCCACGCTTTAACTCTTGCGTTATCACATACCTTACAATGACTTTGATAGCCATCTTTACTGTTCATAGACTGCTTGTAAAATTTATCATACCCCCCAATAAACCCGCATCTAGTACATGTTTTCATGATGTACTCACAGTAACACTACCTACCGCTGATTGGGCTTCTAGGTTATTAGGAGTTAATCCGCCATCTCGTGACCCTCCTACGGGTGACCACCCCCACTGAATAATCCTACTACCACCTTCAGGGGAACCTAAAGTATTTACACCAGATGTAATGTAGCTAGTATCAGGACGTGGTCCACGAACAGCTTGAGGGTCGTTTACAGGGTAAAGACCAAGTGACAACTGCGGCTGATCAGGTTCCCAGCACTCATTACATACAAGAATATCCACCTGCTGGGTTTTAATTGTCAGTTTTCTGAGCGTTTTAAGCTTAAATTGCTGACCGCAACGGTCGCACATGGCGATTGAGTATTTACCAGAGGCAAAGCGATTAGGCATTATCTGTAGTAGTTAGTATTGCGTGGTACAAAGCGAAGCGGGGCCTTCTCACGGTCTTCCGTAGAGGCAATTAACCACTGCTCTTCGTACTCTTGTTTTAAAAACTGGATGCGAGGCTGACCTTCAGGAATCTTCTGAGCCAAGTAAAAGGCTAATCCAGCCACTAAACAAGGCAAAAATCTGAAAGGAATATCTTGTACAAATGTGCCATTGCTACCTGCATCTTGGACACGACGCATGCGCCAGTAAACAAACTGGTAAGTGCTACCAGCTGGAGGGGTCGGCCATAAATTAACGCAAGGCGGGTTAGTCACATAGACCTGCGTACCAGCGGGATGCCCAGCAACTGTAGTGCTTTGTTGCCCACGTCCTAAATTACTTAATACACCTGCCTTACCTGTGGTGTTCTGAGTCAAAGTGTTATAGCTAATAACCTCATTATCCAGCTTAATAAAGCCCGCTGCTGGCAAAACTGTTACATCGTCAACGCTAATACTTGTGGATACCGTAGTCACTTCGGCAGTAACTAGGCACGGCACTAAATTGGTCTGACCTGATTGGCGGTTAACCCACACCTGAATAGGACGACCTGTAGTTAATTTGTTTGGAATGGTTGAGTATGTAGACTCAGAAATACGGCTAACGTTGATATCGGACTGATTAGATGCACTACCGGCATATAGACGGGTTACTTGGTCTAATAGGTCGATTGTATCGTTAGGAAGGGCATACATAGCCTGATTAGGAACTAGATTAATCTGCCCCTGCTCAATAGTCCAAAGATTAATACCACGGCTAGCCCACTCAATCGTCAATAGGTTTAACGAACGGCGTGCAGTACGCATGTCATAGCCAGTACGCAACTCGGCACCACAACGCTCAAAAGCCTCTTCGATGAGGTTATTAAGGTCTAGGTTAAATGTAGTAGTTCCAGTTGTTGGCATTATTTTACTTTCCTATAAGGCGCTACTTTTGCTTTTACCTTCTTAGGCTGGGGTACAAACTGCTTACTAGCCGCCTTACCAGCACGCTTAGCCTTAGTTGTAGCAGCATACTCCTGCGGGCTCAACGCTTTAATCGCCTTCTCAGGTAAGTATCTCTCACCTGTTTCAGACGACTTTTTGCCAGACTTGGTTGTCCATTTCTGGTCTCCCCAAGCCTTTAGCGAACGTTGGCTTTTAGCTAACGCCATTACTTATACCCACCACCAGCCGCTTTGTATTTCTTAGCTACTAGCTGCGCTTTACGAGCTGACCATTGACCTGCACCAGTACCGTGTGTTGCAGCAGCTTTAACCTGAGAAACAATCTTCTTACGTAAGCCTGGTTTGGTGTAGTTTCCTGCGGCATTGACCTTCCCACCTTCAGCATACATAGTCACATCATCCGGATTATCTTTCCGTTTGATGGTCTTAGCTTTAGGCATTTTAGAAGGGGATATTGCACCCATACCACGAGAAGACCTCATGATTAGCAGGCTCCGCCTTTTTTCATTGCAATCATCTTGCCTTTTGTATGGCCTTTAGTAACGCAACCGTCTGCACGAGTTACACCACCTTTAGCATAGCCCTTAGCCATACCGCCTTTTTTCATACCGTGCATTGATTTTTCGTGGGCTTTAACTTCTTCTTTAGCCACTTTCTTCATCATCGGTTTGTCTTTTGCCATATCTGAATGTTTCATTTCGCCACCTTTTTTAAAAGTTTTGCCTTTATCGGCTTTTAAAAACTCCTCACCTACTGAGGACTTAATTCCTACCTTCTTAGCAAATGCTGGATTTTTAGCCACAGCAGCCATGAAGTTGTGTTGTTTTTTAGATACGCTAGGCATTATTTACCCCAGTGTCCTGCTACAAAACCAGCTATGCCAGTAAATGCACTAACTGCACCACCGGCCCACATTAATACTTTCCAACCACCACGGGCTTCTGACAAGGTTTTGTTAATTTCAGCAAGGGATTTCTTAATCTCTTCCATATCTTTAACGAGTTTATCCATGTCATCTTGCAGATGTTTGATATCACTTGCGTGTGTCGCTAATTCGCGAACTACTTCTTCACTCATTTGACCATCTTCCCTTTGGTTTTACCGCGAATTTCACAGCCGCCACCACGAACAGCACCACCTTCTTTGCAATTCCATGCACGAAGACTTTTATTGATGCGTGAATCTGGGTCGTTAGCTGTTTTAGCGGAAGTAAGTTTCTTTTTCATACCTTTCATGCGAGCGCAGAAAGAGTCACGACGTGCGCCACCCTCTGGTTGTGGGCGTTTAAGCCCAGGTTTACCAGGATTAGCTGCATTGTAGGAAGCCCTGCCCTTGGCGTTTAAACCACCTTCAGGGTTCTTACCTTCTTTGCGAGTCCAAGCAGGCGACTTAGGCATAAAACACCGTCACGCCAGCATCAGTTAATGTTGCATAAACGCTAGTTTCGAACAATACGCCTTCAGCTGGGATTACCACGTTAAATGGCTCACCGTTGGCAATTGTAGGGATTGTCAAAATTGTAGTACCACTAGAACCGCCGTCTTTTAAAACAACGCTACCAGCACCTGTACCAGGAACAACAACCATCCCACGAACACGAGCTCTATTACCAATAACACTGCCTGAAGCCGCTAGGCTTTTAGCCATTACATCGGTTTGCATACCCATAATTAATCTCCTAAATTGTTAGCGGGGCGGTAGCCCCTAGATTAATTAAGCAGCGATTACGATTACGCCGTATGTTGCGGCAGCTGGGTCAACAGGGCTAGCAGTAATGTTGCTTGCACGAATAGTTACAGTGTTAGCAGCTGAAACAAAAGCGTTAAATACAATACCCGCAGCTGGAGCAGCTGGAAGAGCCATGATAACTTCGTCACCTACAGCAGCGCCAGTAACAGTAATTGTTAGGTCTGCTTGAGAAACTGCTGAAATTGAACCAAAGTTTAAAGAGGCTGAACCTGATAGAACTTTAGTAACTGTAGAACCTGAGCCAACGATAAAACCATTAGTTGATTTGACCGGACCATTAAATGTGGTTAATGCCATGATTATTCCTTCATACAAAGATAAGCTTATTAGTCTTGTATGCGTCTGCCGGGGCAGTCTAATAAGCCGGTTCACCCGGTTTTCTTAATCTTACTCTATTTTTAAGAAGTTGCAACTATTTTTAAAACAAAAAAGGGGCCGAAGCCCCTTTCCGTCAGTCGATGCTAATTAAGCACCTTGTGAACCGAACATACCCAATGGGTCTGAGTAACCGAATGAATAACGCTCACGAGCCTTGTAACGTACGTTGCCGGTGTCAAAATCACCATCCATGCCAGTTGACATTGGAGTACGAACAAAGTGCTTCATACCGTTAGGCACATCAGTGCTCAAGAACCATGCGTTTGTATCAGTCAAGAAGTTGTTAACTGTGTAACCTTCTGGGATAGAACCGTTGTTCTTGATTGCGTTGATGTCGTTATCGGCTGTACCTACACGAAGTTCAGTTTCCAACAAACGTGTTGCAACGAATTGCAATGCTGGTGGAATAATCAACTTCTTAGGCTTAGCAGCGATTAGCAAACCACGCTCATCTGTCCAAGCAGCGATTTGAATAACTGCATTTTCCAATGAAGTTTCGTTCAAGTCAGCTTGAGTAGCTGGAGTGTTGCTGTTTACACCACCTGAAACTAAAGGATGCTGTGTAGAGAACAATGGAACGCCATCACCGCCGTTAGCAGAGAAGCCTGTGTTCAATACGTTAGCAGCTTTAACTTGCTTAGTGTATGCCATAGCACGAGCCAAAGCCTTTGTATAACGACCTGATAGGCTGTCATACAAGTTATCTTCAATAGCTTCTTCAGTTAAGCTGAAGCCAAGAGCGATAGTCTCATGTGTATAGCGAGCTGTGAAAGCTTCTTGTGCATTGTCATAAGCGATGGCAGAACCTTCGTTTTTAACAGGTGCAGCTGAGAAACCTGACAACTTTGTTTCTTCTTCGAACGAACGCTCAGAAGTCTCTGTTTCGTAGATTTCTTTGTGTTGTTCACCATAACGAGCATACTCAAGTCCAAACAATGCGTTTAATCCTGGTAATAGCTCTTTTAAGAGTTGGGCGCGAGAAATAGCCATTTAGTTATCTCCTATTAAGCTACGGCATTGCCGGTAACTGTGTTGTATTGATGCAAATTGATTTTCACGATTACTTCTGTGAAAGCATTTGCGCCTGTTGCTGTTTCTGGCACTACTGCAATAACGCGTAGTGGGAAAGTAGCAGTGTCAGCTGGAGAAGAGTTCAAAATAGATTGAGCTGAATCACCAGTGATAGCTGAAGGAGTACCTGCCAAAGCAGTTACGTTTGTACCTACAGCAGCACGAGTTACAGTAGCGATTGCCGCGCCGTCGCTTGTTACAGCAACTTTGAAGGCAGCCATTGGATCGTCAACTACATAAGCGATAGCGTTAGTTACGCTAGAACCTGGATAGTATTGAGCCTGGATAGTTTGACCTGCGGCGTTTGTGTACTGACAACCTACGAAAACACCTAGTTTTGCACCAGCTGTTAATGAAGATGCAGAACCTACTACACCACCTACGTCTAGTTCAACTAAGTCACCGTTGTAAATTGCACCAGCTTGGCTGATTGGCAATTGGCGGATAGCACCGGCGTAAGCCATGCCGTCTACACGGTTGATTGGTTGAAAACCGTAGGGTTTGCTAACGGTTGGATAAGCCATTATGAAACTCCTAAATTAAAAATTAATAAAATTACTTGCCTTTACCGAACGTCGTTGTAGACTTTCTCTCGTTAAAGATAGGCATACGCGGGTCGTTCTCTCTCATCAAGTTGTTATCCACAGCTTCCGTCTGAGCTTTAGTCTGGTCCAAGTAATATTTATTACGTTGTTCCACGAACTCTTCAGGAGTCTTGCAGAGTACCAACCCACCAATCTCAATGTTGTCCTTAAAACGACTATTGGGATCAGTTAGCAGTTTCATTCTTGGTTGTTCTTCCATGCGTACGGGCTCCCAACCTTCACGCAACGCTCTGGAGAGGTTACGAGGGTCAGCTTGACCGTTCATAGAAACACGAATCCATCTGTACTTGAAGCCAGCCTGTTTATCAGGTTCTGGTAGTAATTCCGCTGGGGCCCACTGCTTAGGACGTTCTGCTTCTTTACGGGTATCAAGTTCTCTTTGCAATCTGTTTTCAGCCATTATCGGGCCTCCATTTTCATTAGTTCACGGACATATTGTTCTGGTGTAAGACCAAGTTTCTTAGCGATAGCAACTTGAGATTGAGTCAAGCGCACCTTCTTAGAAGAAGTGGTTCTTGTCGCCGGAGCAACTACCGTGCTAGGTTTTGTACGGGTTTCAACCGTTTTAACTTCATCTTCTGGTTCCTCAAAATTCTCTGGGAACCTCTTACGCATCGTCTCATCAATACGCTTGTAGTATTCATCAGTCGTCGCATAAGCCAATCCGTGCTGCTTAACTAGCTTTTCATGTAACCCTAAGGCTAGGCTAGTCATCTCTTCATCGCTACCAAACCACTCGTTGCGCTCTTGCCACGCAACTGCTTTTGGGTCCCGTTTAGGAGGTTGTTGCAGCTGTTGTTGCGTTTGTACATCAAAATTATCTTCTTGTAAAGGGGCAGGTCTAAAATTTTCAATACGGTCCGCACGAATCTTGGCCGCTGCAATTTTCTCCTGAGCGTCTGCTAACTTATCAGCATCCCCTGCTTCATAGGCTTCACGATACTCACGCTTAGCAATTTCCAAGTCACGAGAAGCAGACTCTTTATAGCTATCTACAAGAACCTTTTCACCATCAGATAAACGAGCCTTGAGGCGCTTGTTCTCTTCCATGATGCGCTGAGCAGCCGTTAAAGCTTCCTGTTGTTCACGTAGAGCACGTTCTTTTTCACGACGCTCATCGTGCCAAACCTTTTTCATCTGCTTTAAACGGATTTTTACTTTCTCAGAATAGTCTTCTAACTCGTCTTTCTCTAAGTCTTCAACTACTTCTTTAGGTAAAGGCTCACGATTACGGTCCTGTACAGGGGTATCGTCTTCAATTTCAATAGAGATTTCGTCGCCTTCAGCTTCGATTTCTACCTTTGTTTCCTGTTCTAACTCATCAGGGAACTTAAATTCTTCTTTTTCAAATTCTGGCATGTATTACTCCTATTTGCGCTTGATACCGCGTGGGTCGTCTACTACGGCCTCTACAGTGTCATCGTTAATGATTCTGAACTCACGACCATGGATTACTAGTCTTGAACCAGAGTTTGGTCTCACTAGAACAAAGTCGCCTGCTTTACAGTACGGGCCATTTGGGAAACGGCTTTCGTCTTTGTAACAATCAGGGCCAAGCTCAACTACAAACAAAACAGTAGTTAGGGCTTCTTCGTAACTAAGAGTTTGGTCGGCCTTAATAATGCCGCTTTCGTACTCCTTTTCAATCTCAGGAATTGCACACAAGATGCGATATCCAGAGGGTCTAGGGAGTTGTGTTGCCTTTTCTTCTTGTGACTTATTTAGGACAGCATTTAAATCCACTGCCTGACTTAAGTCTATTTGATTACTCATCAAAATGCTCCATTCTCTGTTGTAGGTCTAGGGTGTTACCACGTGCGATGAGAAGACCTTT